AAATATTCGTCTACAGATAACCCATTAAGATTTTTTTCCATTTGTTTTTCTTCTCCCCAACTCATATCTCTAATTATCACCTTTATACCTTCTTTTATCGCCTGTGGTGGGTTAGATCTAGCGGTGATGATAGAGAAGTCGCTACCACTTATTAACGCCTCTTTAAACTTATTAAAACTAGGTCCGTAACTACGATTAGTTAACGCCTTTTTTGTATCTTCAATAAATGCGTTATAATTTCTAAAATCTTTAAACGCACTTAGTATATCATTGTTTGGGTATCTAAAGTCTTTTCCTAATTTATGTCTAACACTTCTGAATTGTTCTGTTGATACTGACACAGGCACCCAAATATTATTTCCTTCACTACCTAAATCCGCAATATCATTACTATTAACATTATATTCTAAATGTATTCTTGTGGGCATAATCAATATATTATCATCCCAATCAAAAGAATACGCTTTTTTCTTAAATTCCTTTAATAATTTATATTGTGACTCTGTAAGTTTAATATTCATATAATATAAATATTGTTTATAAATAAAAAAACCCATCAATAGACGGGTTTTAAAAGACATTATTTTTTTTAGTTATTGCATTGGTACTGGTTTACCCATTTTATTTGTAACACATTTACTAATAGGTACAATTTTAGATATAATCATCTTAGCGTCTCTTTCATCCATCTCCATCCCACATTCTAACGCTTTAGTATAATCTTTTTCCGTTATCATTTTTATACACGATTCAGGTAAATTTGTAATATCTTTTAGTGAAGTATTTTCCATAATACAATCAATAACAATCTGTTTAGGATCTTCATTTTCATTTAAATATCTTTTAACAATTCTGTTTAAATCTGATTCTGATAAAGTAACTACTTTTCCGTTTTTTCTAATTTTCATCTTTTCTAATTAATATTATTATAAATGGGGAGAAATTAATCTCCCCATAAGTTATTTATTTTAGATATCGTCAAACGATGCTCCAGTATTAGTGATATTAAATTCAATTGAGATGAATTCTAATGATCTTGTTGGTTTAATGAAAATTCTACCATTAAGTTCGTTTCTATCAATAGACTCTGGTGTGTCATCCAATACAACTCTAAAGTCAGTTAAACCTCTCTCTTTTCTAATGTTATCTAAAATTGGGTTAACTAAACTTAAGAACTGATTTCTTACAACATCATCATTTTGTTCGAATAACAATCTGATTGACACCGCTGAAATAAGTTTTCTCGCTTGTAACAACAATCTTCTAACACTAATTCTATTAAGTGCGGTTTCTTTAACTTGTAAAGTTTTATTACCGAAGATTACAACTCCTACATCTGAGAATGTCGCCATTGGGTTAATTCTTCCTTCGTATAAGTCATCTCTATCATCTAATTTAAGTTTCACTCTCGCTTTGATTGCGTTTGTTGTACCTCTATTTAAACCTGCCGCTGCGAACCAAGGGAACGCTACGTTATCCGTAAGGGCGATGTTTCTCATAACTTCTAATGTAGGTGGTAACCATACATATCTGTTATTTTCTGTATCATTCATCTGTAACCATGGCCAGTATGTAGCGGAGTAGTTAGAGTCGATTCCTGAATCTTCTATAATTTCTACCGCTTCGTCTGGTGTTAACGCTAGTCCATCATCATCAGTATCAGGCGTTGTAATTACATAAAGTGAATCCGCTCTATCAACCTCTACCATATCTACTGCGTTTTCAATCAAACTGATATTATCTCTTAAATCAATACCTGGTGTTGCGAATACATTAATGTTAACCGCTTCAGGATTGTTATAAGTGTAAATACCATCTAAGTATGCGTAGTAGTCAGAAGTGATTCCTTGATCACCTTCAGTTGTTACAAATGATGAGAATACTCCTTTTGATTCTCCAAGAGAACCTTTAGAACCTGTTTTAGTATAATTATCTGTATTAGTTCTTTGTAGTCTATACTCATCCCATCCGTCCCATCCACCGAATGATGTGAATGTGAATTTTCTTGCCGCTAACTTCTCATAAGGTCCACCTACTAATCCTGCGTCTGATGTGAACGCCGACACACCAACTTGTAGTGTAGGTACATAAGTGTTAACTCCTAAGTCAACTGACGCACCATTTGCGTTTACATCTAAGTGGAATCCATCAGTTTTACCTGTGAAAACTCCGTTGTTAACTGCGTTTTTACCTTTGTAATCGAAGAAGTCTTGATCTACTCCGATATCTGTATTTAATCCTAAATAAGTTTTTCTTAATTTAGAAGTATTAAAATCTGTGTATTCTGTTTTATATTCGATCTTAGGTGGTAATGAAGTCCTAGAACCAATGTAAGTTCTATTCAACACACCCTCAAATCCTGCAGGGAAGTGATTAACTAAATCAGGATCATCTAAATAAGAAGCTTGAGTGTCACTATCATAGAATTCAACCATAATATACTTACTTCTTAATGGATATTCACCATCGTTAGTACCTATTTTTCTTCCAATGAATCCAGTACTATTGATATCTAAATTCAACGAAGAGAATTTTTCGATTACAGATGGATTAGCATCTGAATCATTAAATTTTCTAACTAATAAATCAAATGTTTTATCATCTGGTTTAATATTGATGATAGAGAATTTAACATCTTGGTTAGCCATATTACCATCAGATATTGTAATGAATCTAAAAAGTCTTTGTAATGTTGCACCTGTACCAGTACCTTTTAATTCTGAAAGTACCCAAGGTGATGCCGCAGATTTCCATTGTTCTTTATAGTTTGATAAATATCCACTTGAATTGGCAGTTGTATCTCCTGAAATATTGTTGAAGTCTATGTCTAAACCTCTAACTTGACTTTTAGCGATTAAGTCCTCCAATACGTTAGTATAGATTTCCTCAACCCATAATTCTGTTTCTTTGTCTTGTGTTGAACTACCGAATACTCTTGGTAAGAAATTCTTTTTAGTTCTATCCATTGACACATCATAACTAAATGAGTTACCATTACTTGCAGTACCATTAATTGTAAATGATGCCAATGCGTTAGATTTAATACTTGTTGTGTTACTCATAATTGCGTCAGTCGCACCTGTAACATCAAATACTAAAGTCTCATTTGCGTCATAATCACCTCTTGATCTCAATGTTGCAATTACACTACCATCTATATCCGTTAAACAAGTTGCGGTGTAACTAACTACCGTACCACTTGTAGTACCAGTAACATAAACACCACTTGTTCCTGTAGTTGCGACTTCCATATCGAAAGTTGCACCACTAAAGTCACATCCTGTTTTAACATAAATTGGGTTAGTTACTGAAATAGTTGATCCAGTATCTAATAATCCTAATGTAGATAGTGAAAATTGTCCGTCATTGTATAACGCTTCTAAGTTAGCATTGTTCCAACTTAATGCAACTGGATTACCTGTTGTTTCTGCGGTATATGTTAATAAAGGATTACTTGTGACTGTAGATGCACTACCTACAGTTGTCGGATCTTCTGCGGAATCCAATGTGATTGCCCACGCATTACCTGCGTCATAACCAGATAAACCTAAAACTCTACTTACATATAATTGATTAGTTTGAGTTAAAAATGATTTGGCGATATAATTTAATTCGTATTTGTGGTAACCAGTACCCTTAAACTTCTCAGGGTTTAGTCCACCAAAATAACTAATAAATTCATCGTAGTTAGAAACAAATACAGGTTCAAACGCCGGTCCTTTAGGAGTTTCACCTAATAACCCTAACGTTGTAACACCGACTTGTCTCGTTACGAATGTTAAGTCCTTTTCTGATGTGAATACACCTGGACTTACAAAAATTCTGTCTGTTGATGCCATTTAATTTTATTTTTTAAACATTTATTATTAATTTCTTTTTATAATAAATATGCGGATATTTTTGAAAAAATTATTTTTGTTGTTTTACAACAAAAAATAGTATGAATTTTATCATACTTTTGTCATACTTACATATTTATAGTATATGAAAAGGGATAAAAACTTAAAAATAACACCACAAACACATAAATTATTAAAAGAGTATTGTGAGAAGAATGGTCTTAAGATGTTCGCCTTTGTAGAAAAACTTATTAGAGAAAAGTGTAAAACTAAGACTGATATTTATGGTGATGAGATTAGTTAATCCCTAAAATATTCTTTAGTTGTTGGATTTGTTCTAGTGTTAATTTTGTGAAATCTAAATTATTCATATTGGTATCTGAGTTTATATTTGGATCTTCAAAAACAATTTCCCTAGATATTCTATTTTCAATAGTTGCTTCTTCTTCAGTTTGACAATCATGTACATCTACATGCCAACTATCTTGACCATTTCCTTGTAATTTATATGTATATTTTGTTATCATTATAGTTCTAATTTAATTCCTACTCTAAATTGTACTGCAGTTGGGTTAGTGGTAAAAGTAGGGGTCTCTATGATTACGAAAGTTCTACCAGCATTAATATCTATTGATAAACCTGTGATTATAAATTCTTGATGTCTGCTAGTTGCAGTTACAGTCGATGACAATGTGTTACTTGTTGCTCCACCATCGGATAAAAAATTAACTGTTATATTTTCACCACTA